CGGTATGATGTCGCTTTCACGGTATACGGAGCGGATTTTTTCCGCCGGTAATCCCAGAGAGCGACGCGATACTGCCTCAGGTAATGCGTCCACCACCTGATTGCAGACTGCCCACCAGGATAATTCAGCCAGCGATAATTCCCGCTCCTGCGTGCCATTCATTACATGGCGTATGACGTCAATCATCCAGGCTGTCAGATTTTGTTGAGTAAGTTGCTCAAGTGATTCGGAGGTCTGGTCGCGCAGCTGGTTGTCGCAGTGCCAGCACAACACCATTGCGCCAGCACCGTAACTGTGAATAACGGTTTCGCTGTGATGATAATCGCCGTGTGGCCACTGGCAGGATTTCACGTGACGTAATAACCAGTCAGACAGTGCACCAGCGCCGCCAGCTGCACGAATCACCCGCTCATCGCTGAAAAATGGCAGCAGTGATTTATCTTCCGCCAGCGGCTGGCGAACAGCAGGAACCGCTCCAGATGGCAGCGCCCGCATGTTTTTCGGTTCCGGCTCCACCAGCACCCTGCCGCGATGAAAAACTGGCAATGATTCACGACCGGGCTTAAGGACCACCAGCCCGAGTTCCGGAACCAGAACAGGTCGAAGTAATACCCGCACATTACCTCCAGACGCGCTGACGGTAGCAGGCATGTGTCCGTGGCAGATGTGCACGAACAGGAAGATATACAGAAACGGTCCAGGTCAGACGATCAGCGTTCAGACTCCGCTCCACACGGACACCGCGACGCAGATACGCCTCTTGAAGCATATCTGCCTCATCGATCGTACAGAACAGATAGTGAAACCAGCCATACTGAGGCGCACGAAAACGCCTCCCCTGCTTAATTTCCGGGTCGGCTTCAGAATTGTGGGATTTTATGTGTTGTGTCATCGGATTCTCCGGTGACAGCAGGTGTCAGTTGTTCAGGCTGACTGCGCGAATTGTAAGGCAATACGCCGGAATGTACAAACAGAAAACCCGTCAGTAAGACGGGCTTAACAAGCAGGGGCGGTTACTTTAATAATTTCAGTGCCTTTACATCAACTTCAACACTGCTCAGGTCTTTATCAATTTCACCCTCAATTCTTACTTTGTCTTTCGGAGAAACATTCTGCCCGGCCCATACGCTGTCATCAATATCCGTGACAATTGTCCCGCTATTGTCACGAAACTCATAACGTTCATCACCCACTTTTTTAACGATGCTCCCTTCAAGGATAACCCATGCATCATCCTTCAGTTCTTTTGCCTGCGCTACTGTTGAACGCTCTGCTTCTGGCCCCTGGAAACCACCCTGCTGTGCAAAAGCGCCAAAAGACACACCGGAAATAAGTGCTGCAATCAATACCTTTTTCATTCATAGTCCTCTTTCAGAGATGAACATTCAAACAGCATTTTCAGTATGGTAAAGCGCGGGTGCGTTGAGGATGCCTGACACATCAGAGGTGGCGGGAGATTACTCCCCCGCCTGGTCTCTTACTTCTCAGATTCGTAGTCTACGAAGACAGCGACCTCCGTCTGACCGGTTCGGATTCGCACCTCGCAGAGGTCTTTCCTCGTTACCAGTGCCGTCACTATGACGGTTAAACAGATGACGATCAGGGCGATTAACATCGCCTTTTGCTGCTTCATAGCCTGCTTCTCCTTGCCTTTCGGCACGTAAGAGGCTAACCTACATGTGTTCAGCATGGATTGAGCCTCAGATTAATGTTAAGCGTCTTGCAGGACGCGTAATGTTAACTGGGGCTTTTCTCTATCTGCCGTTGGTGTTCATGCCCGAGGCAGATAGCCTCAAGCACCCGCTGCAATTCTACTTAACTATCCTTTTCCCGCAAACCGTTTTTATCCCCAGCGGCAAATCGAATACACCACCAGCGCCACCGCCATCGCAATTCCTACCGTTGTGAATGCTTCAGGCCAGGTCATTGATTCACCTCCTGCGGCGGTTCTGGTAGCGACATCCAGTGGGTTGCTTGCCTAAGATCATTACCCGGACTAACTGCTATACCTCCGCGCCGGAACGTGCCTCCGAGATAGCGTGCGGAATATATTAATGGCCCAGCCTCGCTATCGATATTCATCGAAATAAGCACGTTCTGGCTCTTTTCAGGCATTCGCTCAGTACAGCTTATCCAGCCATCCAGAGTTATCGGAGATCTGGTTGACGTTTCCGAGATTTCCCGAAAATTGTTGGTTGACGAATTCTTATTTTCCCGAAAGTTTCCGGCCTGAAGCATGGCGACGCGGCAGGCGTTCCAGCCATCAGCATATGTTTTAGTTACACCGTCGAGATGGCAGGTAAGCAAATCCATTTCATCAGGCACTACCATTGCTATCGGCTCTGCTTCCAGTGATGCCAGCGCGATACGAAACACATTAGCCAGCAGGCTGTCTGAAGACTTGTTATCGTGCGCCGAGTCGCTCAGGAAGCCTGTGATGTATGATTTAATCTCCGCGCGTTCTCTGGTAATAGTGCTCATATCAGTTTTCCTTATACGGATTAATTTTATTGTGCAGTGCGCTGAATGATTCCCATGTCACATCGGTATATAGCTCAATAACTGGTTCAAATGTCCTTCCAATTATCCAGACCAGTAATAGCGGGGATATCGGTATCATCAACACTATAAACAGAATGAAAAACAGAAACTCTGTTGTTCTGCTCTTTCGTGGGTAATTTTTTTCTAAATAATGTTTCATTTCTTACCGCCCTTTCGGGCGGCCTCCTGATGTTCTGAGGGTGCAGGAATCCCTCCGGTTAAGGATTTAATAAAAATCGTTTCTGATTTAAATCTTCAGTATTTAGTTGTTAGTTGGTTTATCGCCTTTATGCTTCAGCCTTATTTCGCAACCAGACACAAACCGGGCCATCTTCCGTATCATGAATGGAACCAATAAACCAGCCATCGCCCTCTGGTCGTTCCGGTTCCCATGCAGAAATATCAGCATCACACGCATCAAGGTCAGCACATCCTTCATCTCTGAAGCAGAGGACGTATTGAAGATTATTTTCCTCCATCCAGGCGTTAAACTCTTCCGTTGAAATATATTCCCGACCATCACAGAATTTTTCATATTCAGGATGTGTCCAGTAGCCATATCCGTCACGAACTACCGGCATTTCTTTAATTTCACTCACTGTTAACCTCCTGCAACGCTACACGATACGCCTTCTTTATCCACGCCTTACTGCCATATAATTTCGTCTTCATAATAAACACACCTGCACGACTCGCCGATATCCCCGGACAGGTTAACAGCACAGCATCCACCACACGGTTATGCTTCCGAAACTCCATTACAGTACTGCTGATAACCACCTGCCCCACCGGGCCGTAATCCTGATACAGGATTTTCACGCAGACACCCTCCTGTCGAAATAAACGTAGTTATTCACTATGCGCAGCGGCATGCCTAATTTTCTGGCAATTTCCCTTCTTTGCATGCCTCTCTGATGCAGTTGCCGCGCCAGCTCAATATCACGCTGAGAATATTTTGCCGACGGGTGAAAATCACCACGTAACATCATGCTGATGCCCAGCTCCCGTGCCTTCGTTCTCACTGCCGCTTCAGTTCGTCCGATAAGTGCGCCAACGCTTTTTACCTTCATCGTTCCCGCACACTGCCGGAGTATCATGATTTCCGCCCGGCACCACGTCTTCCACCCACTCACCGCTGCTGTTCTCTGGTGGCGGTAATATCCCGGAGAATATCCCGGCACTTGTTCAGCTCCCGCAGCGCGGCGCAGACTCGCTCCCACTTCTGAACCTGACCTTTTGCCCGGCGCAGCTCGCGGTTAGCCACATGCAGCGATGGTAAAATCAGACCATCCGGATGCTTTCTGGTGAACGACGGCTGTGACTGCACTGTGACCGCCACACTTTCCGTTTTTATTTCTTCCTGTGTTGCGGCTTCCCGGACTGGTAACGCAGCACCTGCTGGCTGAGGAAAGGCCTTACCATCATTTTTCGTTACCGGCGCGGCTTTCGGATCTGCTGGTAAATTACCCCCCGACATGCAGTAACGAAATTTACCGTTCTGATTAACGCGTGCCAGCCGCCCCGTTGCGGTTACCACCGCCAGCGTGGAAGCAACCTTGCGAGTACTGACGCCGAACTTACCCGCCAGTTCCTCACACGTTTTAGCACCATCCTGACCGATAAACTCAACCATCATGTCTGCGGTAACTTTTGGAGCGACCTCTTCGGTTACCACATCCGGCGCTTCAGGTTGTAGTGCCTGCCCTTCGGTTACCCCGGCTTCACCTTCGACAGCCAGAAACCAGGTGTGACCCGTTTTATCAACAACGCCATTTTTTTTGAGTTCCCACAGTTCGTTAAGAACTTCTTCACGGCTGATATCAAGCCGCGCCGCCAGTTCAACAGAATTGGCTTTTCCCATCGCTTTCAGTGCATGCAATACAGTTTCCATCGAAAATTTACCTCGTCAAAAATTCTCACATACCCTGACGTCCAACGTTTGACCGCCAGCTCTCCCAGTTAAAATTCACCCAACGACCACCATTCATGGTCATACGGTCCATCACCCGATCTCCGAGGAGTGTGCTCATCGCTGCGTGATTCAGGTTCGTCAGCATTCCGACACTACGCATCGAAGCCGTTCTGCGGTCGACTATCTGGTTCAGCGTGACCTGCTCGTTGCGCGTATCCCGCTGCATGCCAATTTCATCAAGGACCAGAAGGTCAACTCCACAAAGCTCCTGTAAAATTTTCCCCGGACTGGCCGTTGTCGTAGCCGTCATGCAACACGCTCATGACATCGGACACGGTGACGATAATCACGCTTCTCCCCTTCGCCATCAGCCGATTGCCAATCGCTGCTGCCAGGTGATTTTTACCGGTACCAGGTTTACCGCTGAACACGAAGTTTGTACATCCGGTCATCAATTCATCGGCAATGGATTTCGCCTGGCTCAGAGCATGGCGCTGACCGTCGTTCTGCACCCGGTAGTTCCCGAATGAGCACTTCCTGTGAAGCGGCTGGATGCCCGCACGGTTCAGGATTTTTTCAACCCGCACCTGATGATTCAGGCGGTTAATCTCCTCGCTGCGTTTTCGTCCTTCAGCAAGTTGCCATTCCCGCCACTCCTCCACCGTCCGGTACGGTGGAACCGCCCCCCTGTGGTGCAAGTCTGCGAATACGTTCAAGAACCCCAACTGCCGCAATGTTTTTCATGACACGTCACCCCCTGAATCCCGGCGGTATTTCAGTGTCCGGTTCAGAAATGTGATTCACGCAACGCTGCGCGGGCGAACGCCCCAGGCGGATAACCAGTTCATCCCATTTTTCCCGGAGTTTTGCCGGACTCATGATGTTTTTTACCCAGAACGAATCCCGCTGGAGACGCCCAAACATTTCACAAATTTGTCTGTGAGTTCTGCCATCCAGCATCCGCATTGTCCGCACGTCATTGGCCCATGCAGTCCAGTTGGGTTCTTTCGGTCTCGTGATCTCGCCATCATCGCTGGCCGCCTGCTCGTAAAGACTCACGATTCGTCCCCAGATCCACTGTGCGCACACCAAATCTTCCTGACTTCCCCACTGGCGTTTTTTCGCACTGAACACAACCGCGTCAGGGTGTCGGGTTAAAAAATCCTGTTCAGCCGTCTGCGGGTCCGGTTGCGAAGCGTCCGGACAAGAAGATCTTTTATCTGACGGATCAGGTTTTAATACTGACGGATCGGGGTCAATCATCGCCCCCCTAATCGGCAGTTTGTTATCAACAGTTGATCCATCAAAATTTGACGGGTCAACCGTTGAGGGGGCAATATTTGACGGGTCAACTGTTAACGGGTCATTTTTTGCCGGGCTAATTTTTCTTTTCGGTTTATATGACTCACGCGCCGCCGCCGCAGCTGCTTCGAGTTTTTCCACATTAAGCCGATAGATATTGCTTACATTACGCCCACCGACCTTACGCTCTTCCTTCGTCAGCCAGCCCTCTTTCGCCAGTTCTGCAATAGCCGATTTCACTGTGGATTCACTTCTTGCACCGATCTGACGCCGGATAGTTTCAATGGCAGGCCATGACACGCCCTCGTCATTGCTGTAGTCTGCAAGACGGGCCATAACCGCCACCCTGGATAAGATCATGCCGGTGAAGGCGCACCCTTCCCAGACAAGACCATGAAGCTTGCTGCTCATAAAACCCCCGAACACCGTGCTTTTAGTGCATCACCACAGCATTCCCTGCCGGGCCGCCGCGATTCATCTGGTCATACAAAACAACCGCTGACGCAACAAAATCATCGACATCCTTCACCAGCCGATCCCTCCGTTCGACGATCTCACGGTAATATTCAGAACTGTGGCTGCGCATACGGGCCACCAGCAAAGGCGGCATCGCCTTTTCGATCGCCGGTAACAGAGCCTGCATTTTTTCAACAGCATCAGGGGTGTCTTTATCCAGCCAACGGAAAATTTTCTGGGTATTACGGGCCAGGGCTTCCGGATGGCTGTCGTCATACAGTTCCGGGAACGTCATTCCCAGCTCGAAATACGCTTTGGTAATTTTCGCAGCCGGTACTTTTTCGCCGTCCGGATGCGCCCAGACATTCATCGCCATGCGGATGTGTTCATGCTTGATTTTCATGAATCAACTCCATCAGATAAGCATGCACTACAATCACCTTCAGCATGAACTACATGTGTTTGCCCCAAACGAATGCCGCTCGCATACTCAGGCCAAATAAGCTCCCAATCATGAGGTCGTAGCTCCGCCCTACTTACTTGGCCTTCCGTCGCAGATTCGATCATAAGGGCGCGGGTTGGAGATATAGCTGTTCGTCCAGACGCCATTTGCGATAAGTAAGATGGCGATACACCAAGTCTGGCCGCGAATTTCTTAGCATCACCAACCCTTAATGATTTAATAAACTCTTTTAATGTCATACCTTCCTCGGTTTAGTGTTTTTTTGCGAGTTTAGTGTTTAATAAACCATTAAGTCAAGTATTTGCTTGTTTAGTGATTACTAAAGATAATTACCACATGCAAAAAAAAGAAATTCGCCGTTTACGTCTCAAGGAGTGGTTTAAAGATAAAACTCTGCCACCCAAAGAGAAGAGCTACCTATCTCAACTAATGAGTGGGAGAGCCTCGTTTGGAGAAAAGGCTGCCAGAAGAATAGAGCAAACATACGGGATGCCGGAAGGGTATCTGGATGCGGAATACGCAGAACAACCGGGGGTTTCTCCACCACATGCAGGGTTAACGTCTAATCAACTGGAATTATTGCAGATTTTTTCAGCCTTCCCTGAGGATGAGCAACGCCAGATAATCAGCGAGTTAAAGCAGAAAAAAGAATCAATGGAAGATCTCATAGCGAGATGGATTGCGGCGCAAAAATGCCGCCGCGCCTGAGTTATAAAACCGGA